TTTATGGTGTAGGGCTTCCTTTGTTGGCTCAAGCAGCCAATTTTAATCCTAGTGTTGATGGCACTAAATATTGCAATATTGTTATTTCTGGTGGAATGGCAAAGGGACTTCCTTTAGCTAATCCAGAGCAATATGGGGTTTTGATGACTTCTCGAATTCAACAAGCCTTTGGTAATTGGCAGGGAACTTCGCAAACTTTAGACTTTATTATGGTTTTGCCTACTGGCAGCAAAGAAACTCCATTGAACTTTAGTTTTAGTTGTGACAATAATGCTCCTTTAGCACCTGCAATTGAAAATACTTTAAAAAATGTATTTTCAAATGCCTCTGCTGTTAATATCAACATTAGTTCAAAATTAGTTTCTCCAGAACCCATTAAACAACAAAACTTTACTTTAGAAACATTTTCTAAATTTTTAAATGAAAGAAGTAGAAGTATTATTGGTGGAACTACTTATCCAGGTATTCAAGTGTCTTTTGTTGACAATATTATTAATGTCTATGATTACACCACTCCACCAACTTCTAAGCCTATACAAATTCAATTTACTGATTTAATTGGACAGCCCACTTGGATTGCGCCTTATACATTGACTTTTAAAACTGTCATGCGATATGACCTTAAAGTAGGGGGTCAAATCTTAATGCCACAACAATCGGCAACCAAAGGTCTTATTTTAACTTTACCTCAGACTCAGTCTCAATTTAAAACTACCTCAAATTTCAAGGGTACTTTTAATATTCAAAGTGTTAGACATATTGGAATATTTAGGCAGGGTGATGCAAATAGCTGGGTTACAGTAATACAAGCGTATGTACCACCAAATTCTACTACTTCAACCTTTGGAACTTTCCACGCATAATGTCCTCTATAGATCAAAAAATATCATTTGCCCAATCTATTAATCTTTTTGCAGATAGAAAGATTAATGATGCTTTGCAAGGATATAGTCAATCTTTTCCTTGTTATGTAACATCGGTCAATGGTTCTATTGTTACTGTCAAATTTGATGTCAATGTTCCAGATGGAATTACCCTTCCTGAAGTAACTTGCCCTGTAGCTGGATCAGAATACATTAGATACCCTATTCAGCCAGGCTGTAAGGGATATTGCATCCCTGCTGATGTCAGTCTTAGAAAGGCTTCTGGACTAGGTACTGGAACTCCTGATTTAAGCGATCCAGGCAATTTGACAGCTTTAGTATTTTTCCCTTTTGGTAATACCGCTTTTTTTGCGGTTAATGGCGAATACCTATTTATGTATGGTGAAACTGGGGTTGAAATAACTACCAAAAATCAAGATTGCACCTTAACTTTAACTTCTTCAGGAATTACAATTAATCTTAATGGTGGTAATTTAATTGTCAATAATGGTAATACAACTATGAATGGCAACCTGACAGTTAATGGATTGATTACAGGAACAGATGGCTTTGCTATTAGCGGTGGATCAGGTGGAACTATGAGTGTTAATGGAAATATTGCGACTACTGGAACTATTACTAATAATGGTAAAAATATTGGCAGCACTCATGAACATAGCGGTGTTACAACTGGTTCTGGAAATACTGGAGCACCAATATGATTACACAAAAAAAATGGGAATTTGCTAATTATGGCTAGAACATATGGTCGAGTAAAGAATTCTGCTGGAGATTTAGTTTGGGTAGAAATACAGCAAGATGCTTCTGGCAACTTTGAGTATGGATATGCCACTACTCTTATTCAGGTACTTAAATTAAGCCTGGGAGAATCCCCTTTTTATGCAAACTATGGAATTCCTGCTCAAAGGTCAGTTATTCAACAAGTATTTCCAGATTATTATGTAACCATTACTCAACAACAATTTTCTAACTTTTTTGCCAGTTTGACAATTACTAAGGCACAATTACCTACCCCTACATATAATGTAGATATAGTAACAACTCAAGGTACTAAAATTCAACAACAGGTGGCAGTATGACCATTACAACAGATGTAAATTCTTCAGGTTTACAACCAACCTCACCAACTACTCTGCAATCAGAGTTAATTGCTCTGGTTTCTGCAACAAATCCTGGTTATACAGCCAATCTACCAGGTTCTTTAATTGAAGATATTAGTTCTACCGATGTTGGTGCTTTAGCTTTAATAGACTCAGCCAGAGTCGATCTTTATAATAGTATTACACCTTATACTGCCAATTCTTATTTATTAAATCAATTAGGTCAAATTTATGGTGTACAACAAGGTATTGGGTCTAATACTTCAGTCTATGTAACTTTTTCTGGAAGCCCTGGATTTGTTATTTCTAAAGGATTTGTCGTATCTGATGGTTCTCATCAATATACAGTTCAAGATGGCGGTGTAATCGCTTCTACAGGACAAAGTGCTGAGTTATATTGTCTAGCTATTAATTCAGGCTCTTGGGCTGTTCCTGTTGGCACAGTAACCCAAATTATTACCTCAGTACCATCTGGTTTGACTTTATCTTGTACTAATCAAACCGCAGGTATTCCTGGTGCTTCAGCCCAACCATTAGAAAATTATCAAGCCCAAGTCATTCAAGCTGGTCTTGCTGTAGCTTCTGGTATGCCCACATTCTTAAAAACACAATTACAAAATGTTAATGGTGTTCAAGATAGATTAGTTGCGGTACGACAATCTGGCACAAATTGGGAAATTATTTGTGGTGGTGGTGATCCTTATGAAGTAGGAAATGCCATTTTTACTGGTTTATTTGATATATCTAATATTGTAGGCTCTACCATTACCGCATTAAGCATTACCACAGGTACTAATGCTGTTATCAATACTGGTGCTTATTTTGGTGAATATTCTATAGGTGAAGTCATTACAGTTTCAGGTGCTAGTCCAGCAGCCTTTAATACAACCTATACTGTAACTGCTATTTCTAATAATTTAGTTACGACCAACACTAATACATCTACATTTGGAACTTACACAAGTGGTGGTGTAATCACTCCAAATTATAGAAATATTACTGTATCAATTAATGATTATCCTGATACTTACAATATTACTTTTGTAAACCCACCACAACAAGCTGTCTCTATTAGTCTTATTTGGAATACAACATCTACCAACTATGTTTCTCCAACTGCTGTAGCCCAATTAGGTCAACCAGCAATAGCTGCTTATATAAATAGCATTTATGTTGGTCAACCAATCAATATTTTTGAATTGCAAAATGTCTTTCAACAAGCAATTTCCAGCATTATTCCACCTACATTGTTGTCTAGAATGGTGTTTACAGTAGCTATTAATGGTGTTGATGTGTCTCCAGAATCAGGCACAGGTTTAATTATTGGCGATCCTGAAGGTTATTTTGAAACTAATATTCAATCTATAGCAATCACTCAGGGATAATATGCTTACCCAAATTATTCCTAGTTATTTATATCAGCAATACTATGATGATTCTGATCTTCAGGCTTTTGTATCTGCTTATAATACTTTAGCCCAAGAATACTTAGATTGGTTTAATAATTTAAACCTTCCAATCTATACAAAACAATCTGGGGCTTCTTTGGATTGGGTAGCCCAAGGAATTTATGGTTTAACTAGACCAGTTCTTCCTGAAGGTGGATATACCAATAAAGGTGTTTATAACACCGATTATTTAAACACTTTGCCATTTAACCAAAATGTCAAAATTGCCCCTACCAACTTTTATATTACTACTGATGACATTTTTCAAAGATGTATTACTTGGAATTTTTACAAAGGTGATGGTTATCAATTTAATACTACTTGGCTTAAAAGAAGAATTGCTCGGTTTTTGGCAGGAGTCAATGGTACTGATCCATCATTGGGTGAAACTTATCAAATTAGCGTAACTTTTGCTTCAAATAATGTTGTCAATATTCATATTTATTCAGGAGTAAATATTAAAAAAGGTGGTTCTTTATTGGATACTTTTGAATTTAATGAAGTACCTTTAAATGCAGAATCCACATTTACTTCTTTAATTCCCACTACACTTGCTCCAATTTTGCAATCAGGCATAAATGCAGGTGTTTTACAAGTGCCTTTCCAGTATACTTTCAATGTAACCTATTAAGAGATTTGCTATGACAATCTTACTTTTTGCCAATAATGCTAAATCATCTTTAGCATCTGCTATTTCCAGCACAGCCACTACCGCTACTTTGGCTTCTGGTACAGGTTCACTATTCCCAAGCCCAACCACAGGTCAAGGTTTTAAAATGACCTTTACTGATGCTGCTACAGGTCTTTTGAATGAAATTGTTTTAGTAACTGCTAGATCAGGCGATACTATTACAATAGTTCGTGGTCAAGAAGGAACAACCCCTCAATCTTGGTTAGCAAATGATTTGGCAGGAATGTATTTTACGGCTGGAACTATTAATAATAATATCCAGTTAGATCAATATCAAATTGGTACTTATGATACTGCTATTGCTACTGGTTCTGCCAATGCTTTATCAGCAACCATTCCTTCCAATTTAAACTATATTCCAACAAATTTTACCTTTACTTTGCAAGCTGCTTATGCAAATACTGGTGCTGCAACTTTAAATCTAACTATTGGATCAACTGCCACAGGTATTTATCCAATTGTTAAATCTAATAATCAACCTTTAATTGCAGGTGATATTGCCAATGCTGGCTATCCAATGTGGTTGGCTTGGAGTCCTGTTTATTCTGCTTATGTGTTAATGAATCCAGGCACAGGAGAATCTACCGCATTAAGCCCTGCACAGCTTCAAGAGCAAGTTTATACCTATGGTGTAGCTACAGGTGGTTCAGATACTATTGCAGTAACCATTCCATCTAGTTTGACATCTTTATCAGATGGTTTATTTTTAACTTTTAAAGCTGCCTATGCCAATGGCACTTCAACCCCAAATTTAACCTTAACTTTAGGCTCAACTGTAACTGCTACTACTACTATTGTTAAAGGTAATAATTTGCCTTTATCTGCTGGCGATATTGCAGGTGCAGGTTTTGTTTGTTATGTTGTTTATAGCGCATCTTTAAATAAATGGGTTTTATTAAATCCATACCCAAATTTTAATACTTTGGGAACTATGGCTTTTGAAAATTCTAATTCAGTTAGCATTACTGGTGGTTCAATTTCTGGTCTTTCTCCTGCTTTGCCAGTAGCTTCAGGCGGTACTGGTTTAAGTTCTTTGGTGGCAAATTCAGTTTTGGTGGGAAATGGAACATCGGCAATTAATGGTGTTGCCCCATCAAATGTGGGAAATGTACTTACATCTAATGGCACAAATTGGGTTTCTCAAGCACCCACAGTTATTTCTGGATTAGGTTTTAATGGAACTCAATGGAATAATGTAACTGGATCAAGAAGTTTTAATACAACATATACCAACTCAAAAAGTTACCCAATTGCGGTTTCAGCAACTGCTACTTGCTCTGTAACTTCTACTATTCAAGCCTATGTCAATGGAATGCTAATTGCTTGGTATCAATGGCAGTTTAATGGATGCGGTTCTTATGGCGGTACATTTATTATTGTTCCACCTGGCGCAACCTATCAACTAAATTCTGGTCAAGGTGTTTATAACTGGGTCGAGTTGTACTAAGGACAAATTATGGAAATGAATCACTATAAAGACAAAGATGGCAATCTATATGGATTTGCTGCTGATGGATCGCAAAATCATTTAATTGATAAGCGAAAACATAAACTTATTACCAAACAAGAAGCAGATCAATTAGGTCAAGCATCATTTAAACCAATAATGATTGGTAATGAAGATTATTATCGTCAACGCATTATGAATTATCCAGAAATAGGTGAATTTTTGGATGCTTGGGTTAAAAAAGATGAAGTTGCATTAGAAGAATATAGAAAAAAATGTTTAGCTGTTAAAGCACAATTTCCAAAACCTGAAGGATTTTAATTATGTCATATAACTATGGTAGCCCAATTACAGGCACTCTTACTGGAACAACTGCGGTTGTCAATGTTCCTAATGTTGTTTATCCAGCTTCACTTGTTTTGAATTCGGCTGCTGGTGGTAGAGCCATTCAATTTTCTTTTGATGGTGGAGCAACTTATTATGCAGCAGTTACACCAACTTACACCGAAACTTCACAGATTGTTTATGTCTTGAACTTTCCTGTAACAACTGTTAAATTCACAGGTGCAGCAGCCGACACTTATAGCATTTTGTAAAGGGAGTTTGTATGACCATTCTGCTCTTTGCTAATAATGCACAGTCTACTTTAGCAGCACCTATTTCTGCATCCGCAACCACTTGCACATTAGCAACTGGTACTGGGTCTAAATTTCCTAATCCGACTACTGGTCAAGCATTTAAGATGACCTTTACTGATGCTGCTACTGGTCTTTTGGATGAAATTGTTCTTTGTACAGCTAGGTCTGCTGATATCTGCACTATTGTTAGAGGACAAGAAGGGACTACTGCTCAATCATGGTTGGCAGGAGATTTAGCATCTAATTACTTTACTGCTGGTGCTGCTAGTTCTTTTCAGCAAACTGGTAATGCTTTGCCACCAACAGTAACTACAGTTACCAATGCTTTTTATACTCAAACCACTAGCGATACGACTTTAATTATTAATACTGCATTTGATGTTGTATTAACTCTTTTAAATGCTGCATCATATTATGGTAATACTCTTTGGATTAAAAACCCTAATGGAGTAACCATTACAAGTGCATCTTCTAATGTAGTGCCTTCTGGTACAACAACAGCAGGTACAGCAATTTTAGAAGCAGTTGTTGGTACTTCTTGCCTATTGCAATCCGATGGAACACATTGGAATGTAATTTCTACATCTTTTCAGCCAAGTGGATTTTAAATGGGTATCCTATTATTTGCTAATCAGGCACAGACAACTCTTGCTCTACCTGTAGCAAGTACTGATACGACCATTTATGTCGCTGCTGGTACAGGAGCATATTTTCCTGCTCCCTCAGCAAATCAAGCAGTTACTATTACCCTTGTAAATGCAACTAATAACTTAGTTGTAGAAATTGTTTCTTGTACCAACATTACTGGTGATGCTCTAACTGTAGTGAGAGGTCAAGAAGGTACTGTCCCTAGAGCATGGAATCGAGGTGATTTTGTTACCAATTTGATGACTGCTGGTACTGCAAGTGCCTTTACTCAAATTTATGGCATGAATAGTGCCCTGTATTCTCCGCACTTTGCCAATACCCTTACCGACTCTGGACAAGTTACTGCTGTTCCTGTCAATCCTACAGACTTGGTTAATAAGCAATATGCTGACTCCATTTCTACAGGCGCAGCAAAATATGAGTGTCAATGCGCTACAACTGGCAATATTACTCTTTCTGGGCTACAAATTATTGATGGATATACCACTTTAGCTGGTGATAGAGTTTTAGTTAAAAATGAAGGAAATAGCGCCTACAATGGTATCTATGTAGCCGAAACTACTGCTTGGACTAGAGCAGCAGATATGGAAGCATGGGTACAAGTGCCAGGTGCTACAACATTTGTACAAAATGGTACTTTGTATGCCAATACTGGTTGGGTCGCTATTGTTCCTGAAACTGGAACAATTAATGTAACACCTATTATTTGGAGTCAAATCTCTGGTGCTGGTACTTATACTGCTGGTACTGGATTAACCCTTACTGGTACTCAATTTAGCATTACCAATACTGGAGTAACCGCAGGTACTTATGGAACTGCTGCTTCAGTTCCAATTATTACTTTAAATGCTCAAGGTCAAGCTACTGGTTCGGTTAATACCCCAATAAGCATTTCTCCAAGTCAAATTAATGCCACAATTCCAAATTCAGGATTAACTAATTCTGCTATTACTATTGGTTCTACAAGTGTTTCACTAGGTTCTACCCTTACTACTTTAGTAGGAACATCAATTAGTGGCTCTACCAATACTTTAACTTCAATCCCTAATAGTGCATTAGTCAATAATTCAATCACTATTAATGGTAATGCAGTTGCATTGGGTGGCAGCACTACAGTCACCGCAGTTACTCCTTATGCTTTAACTATCGGTACAGGGCTATCAGGTGGCTCATTTAATGGCTCTAGCGCAGTTACTATTGCTCTGGCTAATACCGCAGTCACCGCAGGTTCTTATGGCTCTGCTGGCTCTGTAGCGACTTTTACAGTCAATGCTGAAGGTCAGCTTACCGCAGCAACAACAACTTCTATTGCCATCAGCAATACTCAAGTTTCGGGTCTTGGCACAATGTCCACCCAAAATGCGAATAATGTTGCTATAACTGGTGGAACAATTTCTGGTGTATCTCTTACCCTAGATAGTTTAGATAACACTCCTATAGGCTCTACAACCCCTTCTACTGGCAAATTTACAACTCTTTCTGCCAATAGTACTGTTACCCTAGGAAACTATACTGGTTATGTTTATGCCAATGGTTCTAGTGCAATTACCGCATCTACAACCATTCCTACTACTGCTCTTAGTGGTACAGTTACTAATGCTCAACTAGCAAATTCTTCTATCACTATTAATGGTGATTTAGTAAATCTTGGTGGTTCTGTAACAGTAACTGCCGATCTTCCAAATAGCCTTACTTTTAATAATAGTGGGTCTGGGGCATCTTCTCCTGTAGTTTTTAATGGTGCAACTGCTTATACTATTTCTTATAACTCAATTGGGGCTAGTCCTTTAGCTGGATCAACCAGTTTAACCACTACTGGAACTGTCACTACAGGTACTTGGTCTGGTCTTTTCGGTGCGGTTTCAGGCGCAAATTTAACCAATTTAACTGCTGGAAATCTTACTGGCACAATTCCTTCGACAGTCTTAGGAAATTCGACTGTCTATATTGGAACAACCGCAGTAGCCCTAAATCGTGCTTCTGCAACCTTGGCTTTAACTGGAATTACCATACCAACCTTAACTATTGGAACTGGTCTTTCTGGCACTTCCTACAATGGTTCTATCGCCACCACCATTGCTTTAGCAAATACCACAGTTACCGCAGGAAGTTATGGTTCAGCTTCAAATACTTTGGAAGCAACTGTCAATGCTCAAGGACAATTAACTGCGCTTAGTTCGGTAGCAATTAGTATTGCTCCGAGCCAAATTAATGCCACTATTCCTAATTCTGGATTAACAAATTCTAGTATCACCATTAATGGTAATGCTGTTAGTCTTGGCGGTTCTACTACAGTCACCGCAGACACTCCTAATGCCCTTACGATTGGTACAGGTCTATCTGGAACATCTTTTAATGGATCATCTCCAGTAACAATTGCCATTGCTAATTCTGGTGTTACTTCTGGAACTTATGGTAATGCTTCAACTATTCCAGTTATTACTGTCAATAGTCAAGGTCAAATTACTTCAGTAAGCACTCAGCCTACCAATGCTCCTGCTTATCAGGGTACATGGAATGCTTCAACTAATAACCCAACTTTGACTTCTTCGGTTGGAACTCAGGGTTATTACTATGTAGTTTCTACTGCTGGCAATACCACCTTAAATGGTGTATCTGGATGGAATGTGGGAGATTGGGCAATCTTTACTGGTGGAGTTTGGGAAAAAGTACCAGGTTCTTCTTCCGAAACATTTACTAATTTAACCACTACCAATTTAGCGGTTACTGGTCTTACTGGCTATATGTATGCCAATAACACTACTGGCAATGTAACTGCTTCGACCACAATTCCAACTACCGCATTAAGCGGAACAATTACTAATGCTCAGTTAGCAAATTCAACCATATCAGGGATTTCCCTAGGTAGCAACTTGGCTACATTGACTATTGGAACAAGCCTTTCTGGTACTTCATACAATGGTGGAAGTGCAGTAACTATTGCCCTGGCATCTAGCGGTGTTACTGCTGCTTCTTATGGATCGGCTAGTACTGTACCAACTTATACAGTAAATGCTCAAGGTCAACTTACAGCAGCTTCAAATACTACTATTAGTATTGCTCCTAATCAGATTAATGCAACCATTCCTAATAGTGGGTTGACCTATAGTTCAATCACCATTAATGGAAATGCGGTCAGTTTAGGTGGATCAACTACTGTAACTGCTGATACTCCAAATGCTTTAACCATTGGAACTGGATTATCTGGAACATCATTTAATGGTAGTTCTCCAGTAACCATTGCTATTTCAAATACTGCGGTAACTGCTGGAAGTTATGGTTCTGCAACTCAAGTTGGAACATTTACTGTTAATGCACAAGGTCAATTGACCGCAGCTTCTAATACAACTGTAACCCCATCAGTAACTTCTATTACTGGCTTAGGTACTGGAGTAGCGACTGCTCTTGCTAATAATACAAATGCTTCAAGTGGTATTGTAGTTAAAGATTCCAATGGCAACATTAGTACAAATTGCTTATTTGAAGGATTTACAAATCAAGCAGCAAGTGGCACAACTATTATTTTAACCGCTTCATCAGTTCAAAATTGGGTAATTACTGGTTCTGGTGGACAAACAATTCAATTGCCAGATGCAACAACATTACCTAATGGTGCATTATTTACATTCAACAATAATCAATCATCTGGAACAATTGTTGTTAAAAACAATTCTGGTACAACTATTTGTACAACTCAGTCTGGTGCATTTATACAAGTTTCATTATTAACCAATTCTAATGCTGCTGGTACTTGGGATTATCATAATGTCGCACCAAGCAATGCTTCTTGGTCTACTAATACTCTTTCTTGGGCTGGTTCATATACAAATGGAACATGGAATGGTAATGTTATTGGAGCACTCTATGGTGGCACAGGTGAAGCAGGAACATTAACTGGTATTTTGTATGGCAATGGTACATCTGCTCATACTGTAGCTACTACTGCACAATTATTAAGTGGTATTGGAACATTACCAATAGCCAATGGTGGTACAAATCTTTCAACTACCCCTACTAATGGTCAATTATTAATTGGTAATGGTACTGGCTATACCCTTGCAACTATTACTGCTGGTGCTGGTATCTCAGTTACTAATAGTTCTGGTGGTATTACTATTGCAGTCAATGGTACTGGTGAAGTAACTAGCTTCCAGACTAGCTTATCAGGGTTAACCCCCAGTACTGCTACAGGTGGCGCAGTTACCCTGGCAGGTACTCTAGGGGCTGCATCTGGCGGTACTGGAGCAACTACCCTTACTGGATATGTTTATGGTAATGGCACTTCAGCCATGACCGCATCAACCACCATTCCTACAAGTGCTTTATCTGGAAACTTTGTAAGCACATTTAGTGCTGGTACTACTGGTTTGACACCCTCTACTGCGACTGCTGGTGCTATCACTTTAGGCGGTACTTTAGTAGTTGGAAATGGTGGTACTGGAGTTGCAACTCTGACAGGTCTGGCTTATGGCAATGGGACTTCTGCCTTTACCGCAGCTACCGCAGCACAAGTGGTTTCAGTCATTGGAACTACCGCAGTCACTAATGCGACTAATGCAGCAAACTTAAATCTTGCTGCTGGATCAGGCGCAACAAACTATATTACTTTTGCTTCTTCTGCAACAGGAAATACAGCACAATACACAAATACTGGACTTACTTACAATTACACCAATAATGCTATTACTGGGGGTATCTCAGGTGGCTCTTTTTAAATATAATGGCTAAAAGGAATTAATATGGCTCAAAGCGGATTTTCCCCCATCCTGATTTATGGCAGTACTACTACTGGTAATACTCCATCTGCAAGCAATTTAACTACCACTTCACTTGGAGTTGAACTTGCTATTAATGCTACTGATGGCAAATTATTCTATAAAGATAATTCTGGAAATGTTCAAGTTTTAGCTACAAAAGCTACAGGCACTATTGGTGGCTCAAATACCCAAGTCCAATACAATTCTAGCGGCTCATTGGCTGGCTCTGCCAATATGACCTTTAACGGCACTACATTAACTTTAGCTAATGATGCTTCTATATCAGGTCTTACTGTTGGTAAGGGTAACGGAACTGATGTTCTTTCAACTGCGGTAGGTAGCAATGCGCTTTCTACTGCTTATACAGGAAACTCTAATACTGCTATTGGAAGATATGCTTTATCAAGTTTAACTTCAGGTACTAACAATAATGCTCTTGGTCGTGGCGCTTTAATCAACCTTACTACTGGTGGATTTAATGTGGGTGTGGGTGATTTTTCACTTCAAGCTAACACCACCGCATCTAATAACACAGCAGTAGGTTATCAATCCTTATACAGTAATACTACAGGCACACCTAATACTGCCGTTGGCTATCAAGCTGGTTATTCAAATACCACAGGGGATGTTTGTGCTGTAGGATCATTAGCATTACAAGCAAATACTACAGGTATTCAAAATACTGCTTTTGGAAGAAGTGCATTACAATCAAATACCACAGGTAATCAAGGTGCTGCTTTTGGACAATTATCTTTAGTTAATAATACAACTGGTGGCGCAAATGCTTCTTTTGGTAATTTTGCGCTTCAATCAAACACTACAGGTAGTAACAACACAGCATTAGGTAATCAAGCATTAAATCAAAACACCACCGCATCTAATAACACAGCAGTAGGTTATCAAGCTGGATATAGTGCAAATACAGCTTCAAATGTGTTTATTGGTTATGTTGCTGGATATGCTGCAACTACAGGTGGAAATACCATTGTTGGTGCTTACGCTGGTCAAACTCCAACTGGAGGAAACAATACTTTAGTTGGATTTGGTTCTGGTAATGCTTTAACAACAGGAAGCCAAAATACATTTGTTGGTAGTGGTGTTCTTGGTGCTGTTTATGGTGCTGGTTCTGCTGTAACCACAGGAACAAAAAACACCATCTTAGGTTCTTATTCAGGAAATCAAGGCGGTCTAGACATCCGTACAGCAAGTAACTACATTGTGTTATCTGATGGTGATGGTAATCCTAGAGCATATTGTGATAACAATGGAACTTGGTATGCTGGTACTTCAAGTCAAAATTCCGCTAGACTATCTTTAGGTGCTTCAACTGGTGCTTCTTTATCTTGCGCCCAAACAAATTCTACTGGTGACCAAATATATTTTAGAACATCATCTTCAACTTTAGCTGGTTATATTACTTGCGCCACTTCAACAACAACTTCTTATTTATCAATTTCTGACCATAGATTAAAAACCAATGTTCAGCCAATGACCAATGCTTTAGATAAAGTTGCACAATTAAAACCTTGCACTTATACATGGCTTTCAGACAACTCTACTGGTCAAGGATTTATTGCTCACGAACTTCAAGAGGTAGTTCCTGATTGCGTTGTTGGCGAAAAAGATGCGGTTGATTCTGAAGGTAAACCAATCTATCAAGGTGTAGATACTTCATTCCTCGTTGCTACATTAACAGCAGCCATCCAAGAACTATCTGCAGAAGTAACTGCACTCAAAGCTAAATTAGGAGCATAAAAATGGCAACAACATATACTTGGACAATTACTTCAATGTCCACACTTCCTTCTCCACCCGCACCAATTAATGAGTATGTAGTATTAGCTCAGTATTTGGTAACTGGTACAGACGGCACTAACACAGCGTCAATTGCTGGTTCAAGCCAGTTTACGATTGATACAACAGCTACTCCAACGCCATACGCACAGCTTACACAAGCTCAGGTATTGGGATGGATTCAAGCTGAACCTAACTTGGTAATTAACACACAGGCTTGTGTTGATGGTCAAATTGCATCAATCGTCAATCCACCTGTTAGCCCAGCAGTAACACCTTTGCCTTGGAATACACAAGCAGCTTAATATATACTATTACATGGGAATAATCCCTAAACTTTAAAGGACAAAAATGAACTTAATTAACCTTTCTCAAGAACTTGTAGAAGCTATTTTTCAACATTTAATTAAAAAGCCTTATGAAGAAGTGGCTCATTTAATTGATCCATTGAAAGCCCAAGCTGCCCCTCAAATTCAAGCTGCTCAAGCTGCTCAAGTTGCCTCTACAGATGCTCCTGCTACTGTAGATGCTTCTGTAGATGCTTCTGCTGCTGATCCAGCAACTTCTACAGTTCAATAAAAATGTCTTGGGAAGCGATCTTCGGTGGATTGACTTTGCTTTATTTTATAACTAGCGGTTTTATTGGTTATTGGACTAATAGCATCGCTAAAAGTCAAGATAATTTAAGTAAATCCCAGGGGCAATTAGCCAAAGATTTAAAAAATCTTGAGGTAATGCTTCCCAATTCTTATGTAAAAAAAGAAGATATTAATGCCAGACTTGATAGAATTGATGATGTATTAGGAAAAATCTTCGATAAACTTGAAAAAAAGGCAGACAAATAATGTTTAAAACTATTTGTGCGTTACTTCAAAGAAAATCTGCAAAGCCTGAAACTAATTACACAATTAATCTTTCAGTACCAGAATTTCCAATTCCTAAGAAAAAACCCACAGTCAAAAAAGCAACTACTCGAAAGCCAGCAACTAAAAAAATTGTTAAAAAGGTAGCTACAAAAAAGATTGTTTCCAAAAAAAAATAATATGCAAGAAGAAAATCAATCCTCTTTTGATTCAGCCAAAGAAGTAGCTGGTCGATCTATTGGTAAACATGGTCTTGCTTATATTACCGCTATTATTGTTATTTCTGTTGCAGCTAGTATTTTTTTAGATACCGCTAAAATTGCTGCGGTTATTGGTATGGCTGGTGGTGCAATCATGGCTATTATCAATATGATGAATGCAGTTTCTGGAACTACTGAAAAAGAAGAAAAACCAGAATTTCAAGTTATTCAGCAACTTATTGAAAGACTTGACCATTTAGCCGACAAAGAACCCCCTATGTCAGTTACAGTCGATGGCGATAAAGTTACTGTTACCAAAGGCTCAGATACTATTACCACTAAAAAATGAAACTTTTAAAAGACATTTTGACTGAAGATGACAATACTACTTACTGCGCTGCAAGAGTTTGCTCTATTGCTTGCGTATTTGGTTTTCTTGTTATTTGCTTTGTTCATGTTTGGCATGGTGGCGATATTGACTTTGATAAGCTGGGCTTGGGATTGGCTACTACGCTTGGTGGGTCTGGAATAATGATTGGTGCTAAATCTGCCACTCAAAAAACCGAATAATGTTTATTTCAACATATATAAAAATTGTTATTTTGCTATGTATTTCTTTGGGAAGTGCATACATTACTCATAAAATTGATGAATCAAAGTATTTAGAGCAAGTTAATGACCAGATTAGACAAGCAGTTGAGCATGAAACTCAGGTAGTTAATGACCAAGCTGCTATTAGTCAAAAAACTCAAAAGGACAAAGATGAACTTCAAAACCGCTATGATGTTGCTATTGCTGAACTTAGGGGGTTGCGCCAACAATCTGCCACCCAAGGAAATGAACCCACCACCCCTAGAATATCAAGTAAAGGACTCAGATTATCTGAGTCAGATGCAGAAATTCTTATCGAGTTTGCAAATCAATGCTCAATAACTGAACTTGAAAGAAATGATGTCATTAACAAATATAATGCCCTCATGGTGAAATAATGGAATATTCTAAAGATGGTGCTCACCTTACTGAGAAATTTGAAGGATGCAGACTTACTGCTTATCCTGATCCTGCTACTGGTGGCGATCCCTGGACTATTGGTTATGGACATACTGGCAGCGATGTATACCCAGGCTTAACTATTACTCAAGAACAAGCTGAAGAATTTCTTATGAAAGATGTCCAGAAGGCTGCTGCTGATGTCAATGCAAAAGTAACTACCGATATGACTCAAAATGAATTTGATGCCCTGGTGGACTTTATATTCAATTGTGGGGCAGGTAACTTTAATGGCTCTACCTTATTAAAGAAAATTAATGAGGGAGACATGGAAGGCGCAGCCCAGGAGTTCGATAAATGGGATATGGCTGCTGGTAAGCATTTGTCTGGTCTTTTAAGGCGCAGACAAGCTGAAACTGCGGAATTCTTGTCTAACCTTGCATGAGTGCTGATTATTTTGATGATGCCTCGGATATGGAAGAATTACATAGAAATCTAGCAATTAAAAATATCCGAGATCAAAAAAAGAATCCTTTTAGTGGTCATTGTTTATATTGCAATGACACCATCCCAGAGGGAAGATTTTGTAGTCAAGAATGCCGAAAAGATTGGGAAATGGAAGAAAACTTAAAAAAAATTAAAGGTTTGAGATAAGTCCTGCAAGCTGTACCATTTGCATTAGATAGGCTCTAATTTCTTCATTTTGTGCAAATTGATCTGCATTATCGCTAATTTTTTGAGCAATACCAAGACTATCAATTAAATCTTTAAATTCTTTATCAGTAATAAGACCAGAATCGAATTGGGCTTTATATCCTTTGGCTTCACCAGCTAATTCTTGAATATTCATTTTGGCTTATTTCCAGTAACTTGTTGAATTGATTCTGCACTAGATTCAATTATATTCATCTTTGCTTTGCAATAAGCTGGGCTTGGGTTGTCAATCTTATGTAAACCATCCACCAACTTGTACAAGTCATTTACCAAGGCGATTTCCTGGTCATTATCTGGAAGGTATTGACTGTAATTTTTAAGTTCTAATGTCTGTGTATACATGATGTATACATTTAATTTTGAGCAATCAGCCAATTGAGCCTGGGTGCGAATGCGGTTTACATAGCTATATTCCACAGGGTCAAAGCTGCCAATCATCAAAGAGCACCCAGATAGCAAAAAGATTGGCAAAAATTTAATCATGGATTCCAGCTTCCATTAACTTTTTTCTAAGTCTCTGAATTTCAGCTTGCATGACTTGTAATTGGTATCTAAGCATGGATTCAGTATCTTCTTTATCCATAACACTAGCACCACTATCGACAATCACAACTGGCTCATTCATGGCAGAAATACGATCTTCTGAAGTAAAAGTAGTCATCATATACCCCCTAGTTTAATTGCCAACCTGATAGCGGAAATTATAATGACTGCTGCAATAGCTATAGCTGAAATAGCTACTTTATCTGCCCAGCTATTCTGCATAATTGGCAGTATTAAAAATAATGTTTTGAATCACTACATCCATTTCAATAGCGGTGTCATACAATTGTTTTCTACCTTGAATTTCAGGATTTGCATTTAACATTTCTAATCGGTTGGTTAATTTTTTAAGATTAATGATCTGTTGACTAATTTCTGTGTTCATTTTATCTGTCCTTAAAGTGAATGAATATTACAAAAATAAAGCCAGTAATTACCACCAGGGCAAAATACATGGCTTCATCATTGCTCATTTAATTCTCGCTACTTTCGCTTGTTTTAATGTTTGCTCATAGAGTTCTTTGGCATGGTCATCCAAATTTCTTAATGGCAAATTTTGATAATACTTCCATTTATCTTTGTACTCTTGGAGTTCAGATGGCGGTATCCAACCATATTGATTTTTCCAGCGCAAAGCAATGTCAGTACCAGATGCTGTCCATATATAAGGTGTTCTCATGATTTTCCTTTAAATTGATAAAGCAAACATACAACCAAAAATAATGCCAAAAACTAAAACACCAAGGGCTTCGACCCACAAAGGGATATTCCAACTGTCATAAAACATATTAATCTCCTAATCTTGACTGTGATTTATTAAGCATGGCAAATACTTGATTGGCATTAGAAGCAGCATAGTCTGGACAAACTGGATATTCATTTCCATCGCTGCGAACTGCCATCCAACAACCAGGGATTGATGCCTTTACCCTGGGATTATATTTTTCAGGCACTAAGTAAACTTCCACTATTTTCATGATTGACTCCTTGGAATTGAACCAACTAAATTACCTTCCATTACTTCAAAAATAATTAACTTTGCTCTATTCAAAGACTGTCTGGCTCTTTCATCCATGCCAACAGCAATTTCTTCCTGGGCATCACTCATAATGCTGGCAGCGCACATAAGAGCACCAGAAAATTGATAGCTAAGAGATTCTTTGACGCTTGATAAAAAAGCATCTGGATCACAACCATACATTTGATTTACTTGACTCATTTTGATTTCCTTTCGTGAATAATCAAACTACATAAGAAGTATTACATAGATGTATTATAGGCACAAGTATTATTTTTACTTGTTGCTTTTTTGCATAGGGTGGAGTCCCTATCTCTCACGAAAGGTCTGGCATTGCACCAGAAGGTAATTTTTGGGTGTACCACTCCCAGAAATAGGGACTCCAAGATCATTTTAGCTTAAAAAGGAATATCTTCATCTAAATTGGTTAAATTAACACCCTTTTGAGGGCTTTGAGAAGGTTTTGAATCTTCTGAAGGCTTACCCCCTAACATCTGCATTGTGCTTCCTATGACCTTTGTAGAGTACTTCTCGACACCAGTATTCTTGTCGGTATACTTCTCAGTCTTAAGTTTGCCTTCAACATAGACTGAACTGCCTTTTTTGAGGTAGTCACCAGCGATTTCAGCCAGCTTTCCAAAAAAGACTACATTGACCCATTCAGTTACTTCTTTCTGCTCACCCTGCTTATCTTTGTATTTCTCTGTACAAGCAACTGAAATATTGGTTACTGGGCTGCCATCTGGAAAAGACCTTTGTTCTGGGTCTTTTCCTAAATTGCCCACAATAATTACTTTATTTACTGATGCCATGATTATTTAACCTCGCTTGTTAATACATCACCATTTTCAACACCAATAATGAATTGAATAAGTTTTCTATAGCTAGAAATTTTGTTTTTAAGACCTACTATTTGTTTATTTTCTATTCTTAAACTTTCTTGTAATTTATCTAAAACAGATATGTGATGCTTTAATTCTTCAATTTTTTGTTCATATCTTTGAATTGAAGCACTAAGACTGTCATTGTGTTGCTCAAGCATTTTTGCTTTTTTTTGCCAATTGATATTTTCTGCATTTGATTTCATGATTTATCCTAACTCAATGATTAATTGTTCAACTTCTTCCAAAAACTGCTTTACCTCTTGCTCCATCAACTTAATTAATTGCTCATCCCTATAGGCTTTAACAATCAATAAGCGACTCTTTTCAGGCATTCTTGGATCGTAAGATACAAAATCGCACCATTCCCAATCCATTACCCAGATTTGCCCTTGTACTTGTTTGACATACTCAGTAGGCACAATCTTGTTTCGCCAATATTTAACATGAGTATGACTATCAGGGCATTTGATTTCCACACCGCCATTGGGAGTTGCGATCCGATCTGGAGAGCAGCCAACCCAAGGAATACTAGAGTGTTTCCAAAAACCTGTCTTGTCTAATAATGTTTCACATGAAACCTCATAAGCCATAGCAGCTTTTTCTTCTGTCTCCACACCCCATTCCATGCTTGGGTTTGAATAAGACTCACCAATTTCACCAGTAAGTCTTTCAATTGCCAGGCGAGTTTTGTATTTTTCCCTAGTAACAGACTCAGCACCACCTTTACCTTTAGCCATAACAGCATCTAGGTTAGAAGCTGATACATACCCCAGGCGAACCTTTTTCCATTCATCTGTACCCTGTTCTACATGGATAGAATCTTGAATAATCATGATTGTGCTCCAAGCAATTCAGCTTTGCGAATATCTTTGGCTTTGACCAACTCTGGCAATTCGCCTAAAGTTTTGACCGCAGCAATGTAGACCTTTTTTAAAGCATCTTCGCTTAAAGCAGACATAATTTTGTTGATATAAGGGTCAATACTGGGTGGCTCTGCGCCTGTAGTGGAATCAATGGCATCATGCTCAACAATCTCCAGGGCTGCCATCCAAAGGTATCTGCGTTGATAAGTCTCAACTGCACCAATGTTTTGCACCTCATGACAGCCTTTTAAGTTGGCTGATCCCATTGGACTTTCAATTTCTATTTTGTCACCTGAATCAATGTCAACAATAGCCATTTTTGCTTGTTCAACATTAAAACTAACAATGCCACAAAGACCATTGTTTTCAAATACTCCTAAAGCTGGAATCAAAAAGTCGGCAAGTTCAAAATAGTTGTACTTGGCAAAATCATTGCGACCCGATTTTTTTAACTTTAAAAGATGAAATTCTTTTCTAGCTTGATTTAATTTTTTGTAAATAG